ACAAATAATCACTAGGAGTATTTTATGGAACTAAAATCCAAATTAAAAGCAATAATTATTTCACAAGGGTTTACTATGAGCCAAGTTAACGATGAATTAAATCGCAGGCACGGAACAAGCTTTACGTTTCAAAATTTTAGCAATCGTTTCAGAAAAGAAACTTTTTCGTATTCTGAAATCGAGGAAATTTTAAATATCGTTGGTTATCGGATTGAGTGGATAAAAAATTAACCAAAAACTTCCTGAGCGATTTTACGAACAGCAATAACAATAGCTTGTTCTGCGTGATACATCGGCATATACGCTCTATTTCCGTACGAATGGTGTGACTGTCCGCTTTCATCTGTGTACCACCAACCATTTGGATTGTCCCAGTCTGATTTTTCTTTTTTGGAAGGATACGTCCCCATTCCGTAAGAATTTCCGCTAGGTAAAGGATAATCATTCGTCCCATACGTTATTCCTGCCGAAAATTCGATAAAAAGTACATTGTTTCCTGACAATCGTATAGAAGAACCAATTATATTGCCCTGTTTGTCATAGATAATTTCAGTGTAATAACTTCCTTTTTCCTCATCCGGTATTGATTCCATTGTAGTCTGTACAACTTCAAGTCCAAGTTCAGATAGCCGTTTAACAAATAACTCATTCTTGTTGTTTAATTCAGTTTGATAAACTTTGAGTTGATCTATTGCATCCTGAATTGACTTCTGACTTAATCCGCACTTGATTATCTTTTTACTCATTTTCAGCTCCTATTCTCGAAATTCCGTATCTGGCAATATTCCCCCGTTGAGTATCCAAAATCTTTTTTAACCGGTAATCTGGCATGATAGTTGGAACACTGTCTGTCAGAATAAGATCTCCTGCGTAGTCTAATTCGGGGACTGTATCAATCCAAAATACATCTCCTTCCTGTGGCCTAAATTCACGATCAAAAGAAGTGATGTATCTATCATAGTCAGGCACGATACCGGACGATATCTCCTCCGGGGTTCCGGCAGTTGCCGATACAGAGAAATTGTGCAACTCTGGTTTACTGTATTTCGTAACTGTATTAATATCGTTAAGAATTTCAGTTACTTTTGACCAATACACTGTCTGTTTTTGACGTTTTAATCCTCTCATGTCGATTCCTTTCGAAATAATACTTTATATATTACTTACTTTAACAAATACTGCATGATATAGTTATATGGGGAGGTGATTGCTATAAAAAAGAAAGACGAAAGAAATATCAGCGTAAAAATTAAATTAACCCCTGTGCAGTACATACATCTTCTGTTTCATTGCCAGAAAGAGGAAAAAGAAATATCACAGGTAGTCGAACGGGCTTTGAACGAATATTTTTGTAAAAGAGGAAAAGAGTTTTAATCCTTTTAGCCTTAACTCTATGGCATATCTTCATACACTGTGGTACAATCAACCTATTAGGGAGGTGTCGCAAAATGTTTTTAAAATTAAAAGTCCATTGCACTTGTAATTGCAACTATTACGTAAACGAACAAATTAACACGGAAAAAATAATGTGTCCGAACTGCGGCAAGGAGCATCCGTCTTCATCCAAAATAAGGTCTATGCTTCGTATGGCCAAGCATATTGACGATGGTGACGTTCCTGGATCAAAAAAAATAAAAACATTTGTTATTTCTAAGAAAGAAGATGCAAATGAATACTGACAATTTCATTCAATGATTAAGAATATGGGGAGGACTATTAATCCTCCCCATATTCTATTTTTTTATTTACATAAATATTTTTTTGCAATTGAAAAGAGAATCGAAATTCTCTTTAAATTGCATATTTCATATGAGATGCTTTTACATCTTCGTCTGACACCTTGGCATAAATCATGGTCGTGTTGATATTTACATGCCCTAAAATCTTCTGTACTTCCGTGATAGGAGTTCCCCTCTGAAGCATAAGCGTCGCAAGGGTATGTTTGAATAGATGTGGCGTTAACGGTCTATCCAGTTCTGCCCGTTCACCTATCAGTCGAATGTTTCTTTCAATTGCTTCTTTTTTCAATACATTATGTGGTTTTCTTTCACTTACAAAAAGATATTCCGAATCATCATCTCTGGATGTAAGGTACTGTCCTAAAAGAAGTTTGCTGCGAGCATTTAGGTATACTTTTCTATGCTTATTTCCTTTCCCCAAAACAATCACTTCACCTTTGTAGAAGTCTATATCTGTTTTCTTCACACCACACACTTCTGTAACCCTGGCTCCGGTACTGTATAGAAATTCAACCAGTGCTTTTTCACGTACGGTTTCGCAAGCTTGCCTGATTCTCTCCAACTCCATATCTGTCAGAGGTTGTTTTTCGATACGTTCGTATTTGATATTTTTGATAACTCTACATGGGTTCTTGCCTATATATCCTTCGTTTGCAGCCCACTCAAAGAAAGCGTGTATGGCGGTTCTTCTACTATCAAGTGTTCGATTACTCAACCCTCTGCTCTCCTGAGCGTTATACAGATATACGCGGATATCATTTGCAGTAATGTCTTCAGCTTTTTTATTGACTGTGAGAAAGAAATCATCCAGATAAAGATTATAGAGTTCGAGCGTCTTTTTACTCAAACCCTCGATTTTCCTACTTACAATGTAAGTTTTGTAGAAATCTGGCAAATATCCAGTATACTTTACAACTGCTGTTTCTCTTTGACTAATATCAAAATTATTTACATACAACGTCAGTTTGTTTCTGATCGTTTCCAGATACTCTTCAGGAATTTCTCCATACAGTTTTGTCATGAACCCATTCACGAATTTTTCTCTCATAAAAAATACCCTCCTTTTGGGTTCACAAAGGGAGAGTACTGTGCTATAATATACCCGTACCCTTTGTGGTGCTTGGAGTTGGACTTTTTGATTGGTAGTCGGGAGTCCAGCTCCTCTTTTTTTGTGTTCTGTTATAGCGATTATAGCACTGTTTGCTCTATCTGGATAGATATTTTAGTGAATTTATGAGAGATTTTTACTTAACTAATACCGAAATGCCCTCTATAGAATCACTCGTTTCCTATGTTTCTTTAATTTTGGTTACGAACTTCATTATTCCATTTGTATACATTCCATGTTGACGGAATATTTACTTCATTTCCGCTATTTTTAGTTAATTACTGCATAAGATACAACAGTGCATTAAATTCCGCATCTGAATACTGATAAAAACCAATGTCAGCTGGATGAACTACATCTTTGCAATATTTGACAATTTCTTCACTTCGTTTATTTACTTTTTCTTCTTCGAATCCCATATTGTGAAGTACATCAATCTGAATGGACATTTGAACAAATTCGACATATTCATATTCATTTGCAATTTCTTGATAGAATCTATTCAAATCATAAATATATTTGTTTTGTCTTACTTGTGGTAATGCATTGCCATATGACTTTCTGTGTAATGGATACATATAGTGATAACTTTCTAAAATAATTTTACAAGTAGGATAATAATTATGAATATTTTCTATTACTCTTTTGGCACGTTGTTTCATAACATTCCAACTGAAAGATGGTGCAAACGCTCCACTTTCGTAGTCGTTCCACCCTAGCAAAATAACGGCATATTCCAGATGGCTTTCTCCTAAAGAGTTTACTAAGTATTGCATACTGATTTGGTTATAGGCTGGATCCCACAAATAATTATTTGGGAACGTACTAGGTAATGTATTAGGGTTTTCAGTATAATTCGCCCAACTGTAACCGCCTGTTCCTGTAAACCTATTTCCGCTACCCTGTCCAATAAATTTTCCAATTAATTTTGTACTAGATAATTTTGGTTCTTGTGAGATAAGATTCGCAATTTCTTGTGTTCTGAATCCTAAGCCTGTAAAGCTATCACCAAGATACATAATATTTCTATCAGTATCTGATATAGTAGCTTTATCAGCGACAAAAATTTTTACACGCTTTTGCTCAATTACTTTACCGTAAGTGTCAATCAATTGGAATAATGCTAAATCATTGTCCCCTTGTAAAATTGGTTTTGAATAATCTTTAGGGCACGAAATAACAATTTTATCATCATATTGCGTAGTATATTTGTCAATATTTACAACACGTACATTATACTGATTATTTATAAATTCAGTATCAGTGTAGTACATCCCATATTTAAACAGTTCAAGGCTTTCTCCTTTTACGATAAATAATTTATCCGGCAAATCTAGTTTTGCTTCTGTTTTTGGAGATAAATCTGTATAAATTTTTTCTTTATCTTTTTTATTAAGCAAGGACTTTGCCGAAACCTTTGCATATGGAAGCCTATTTTCAAAATCACTACCACCATACCACCATTGCAAAACATATAAATGTCCATTCGTTGGAGTTATAGTATATTTATCAAGTGTATTTGCAATTTGTTTGATATATTTCCCAGATGAATCAAATTCAAATGCTGAAATATATAACCAATAGTCTGAGTCTTTACTTGCAATTGTTCCGACAATTACACTTTCATAATTGTCAAAATTGAGTTTTTCAGAAATCCGTGCTGTATCATATGGCTCAACTTCTTCCCCAGTTGATGGGTTGATTTTTCCGCTATGGTAATTGGGGGTGATGATATAGTTGCCAACAGACAAATCAACCATATCTTCTTTTAGTGAATCAGTTTCTGCCTTTACTTCTTTGAATTTGTCCCCTACTACTTTAGCATCTGCGAACGCACCCTCGATATTAAGTGTTTTGTCCGCTACAGGCTTATTCGCAAGTCCCGGATAGCCGATGGGTTTATCCCCGTCTTGTGTACGTATTTTTAAAATAGAATCTGCCATTCTCTAACCTCCTCCTAAAAAATAAGTACGCCATCATCGCTAAGACGAGGAAGTACTTTTGCTGTTTCGATTTCTTTGAGTGCCTGTTTCTTTGCTTCGTTTACCGCTGTCACTGCTTGGTCAGATGTTTCTTTTGTTATTTTCAGAAGCTGTGCAATCACATCTTTTTCTGATTCCGTAGGCTGTACTTCACCTACCTCAATACCTTCAAGTACTTCTACCTGTGCCAAGGTGGTATTCCACTCGATCAGAATTTCTGAATCAGAATTTACCTTTACTGCACACACAATAAATTGTAAGATTCCTCTATTCTTCACAGCATTTCGTCCGATCAACCACGAAAATGAAATATTGTCACCATCTACAGTTACATCTTCGCAGATATACTGATCTTTAACGATCATCGGCGGTATTGTTGCGCTGATATTTCTGAAATTTATTCTGATTTGAAATTCTGATAAGTCCAGATTATCTCCAACCACTTTGGGACATGAAAACTTTATCCGCTCGGAATTTTTGTCCGATTCTACACCGCCAATCACAAGTGTTTCTGGAATTATAATCCGTCGTGTATCAGGGCTAATCAGGCATACATCACCGGCATTTGCAGTAGAATCTTCTGTTGTCTGGGACTCTAAGAGCATTTCGTAAGCTGTTGCCATGTGTATTCATCACCCCTTTTGAGATACTAATATTTTGTCTGTTGTTAAAATATAGTTGCCATTGTCCTTCATCCCCATGAGGGATAAAGAAAAATAATCCCATGACAATGCTTCTGGTGGAATTTCGCACTGTCCATTTTGAACAAGGACTGGGTATTCGTGATCCATTCTCCAGAACGATGCAGCAACTTTGCACCCATTCCATTCTGGTGAAAACGAGAACGATGCTTTTAAGTACCCCGACGTGCCTTTTACCAAACCACTAAAATCGCAATTCGGGTCTGGTCTTATCTTTTGTTTGTTTACGATAAATTTTAATATACGCATTTTAATCTCCCTCTGTTACAAGATAAGAACACCATCATCTGTCAATGTCGGCGCGATAGGGTTCTGAGTTAAAAATTGGTTAACAGCTTCTTGTACCTGTTCGTCTGTCACATCCGTAATAGTGCCTAATGAATCCCATATCGTGCCATTCCACACGATATTTGTGCCAGCACCACCATATATAGAAGCCTGACTGATGTTGTACATATCACCAATTGACGGGCTTAATGGAAGTAAATCAACCGTATCTACTTTTCCTTTATAAGTGATCGGCTGCTTCATTTTTTCTTCCATAGCCTTAATCTTGCTGTTTAAAACCGCATATACTTTTTTCGCTGTTAATGCCATATTCCGCGCCCTCCTACAGTTTGTACCATGTATCGGTAAGTTTGTGATATTCGTACAATTCAGAAGTATCAAGACACAAAGCCGAAGAACCGCTTTGTACGTAATGCGGAAGTTTCGATACGTCCTTTGACAGGCCTTCGTAATCACGAACCATGCCTTTTGCCCCTGTACATACCCAACTGCCTAAATCTGGCAACTCGTCACCGGGATTGTACTTGATTCCATCAAAAATAACTGTGTTTTCTGCTTTTGCCATCTATGCAACCATCCTTTCTGCCCCGATAGGAGCTACATATGTGAACTGGTTTCCTAAAATATCTCTGGATGTGCCAATCACGAAACAAGAATAGTCGGCCAGAAGATTGCAACACCATTCCTCTGCATCCACCCAATACCGTTTCTTAACCATGCGGTGAAGTTCTGGCAATAGACCGTAGCTGAACATCACGCAATGTCCTAATTCATGAATAAACACACGGTTCAGAAGTTCTCCATGAAGGTTATTTGCGATTGAAATAATATGAGTGGAATAATCCGATACTCCAAGTGTTCTATTGCCTGTACGGTCAATTAACACGCTGTCGTGTGGAGATACGAACTGCACTCTCCATAGGTCTCCGTTCATATAAAATTGTCTTAGCATGGTTTATCACCATCCTTTTCAAATTAAATCAAATTCTTGGAATACTTTAAAAATCTTTGGAGATTGAATTGCAAACCAATCAACCATTTCTTCGTTCGTAGCCCATGCTCCATAAAAATTGGCAGACGAAGAATCAAGTCCACTTTCAAATAAAAAAGCATGAACAATTTCATGACGTAGAATGTTTTTCTTCCAATTTTCGTAATCTCTTAATTCACAATCATCTTTTTTGTTACACACTATAATTTCGTGCGCGGACATATCCGTGTATCCATCTCTGCCTTTTCCATCAAGTAAATCGTCGTCTTTTTCATTCCTAAAATATATTTTGTACTCGGTTCCTAAAATATTTACAGCCAAATTTTCCATAATCAATCCTCGAATTTCATTACGAATTTTCCACCACATTCACATTTTTCATGACAGTCATATACATTCCAATTAGTTGTTGATTTGTCAGAACTTGGTTTCTGTGGTTTTCCACATTTCTCGCAAATCATTTTAATTTTGACTTCCGCTTTTTTTCTTGGCATATTATGTACCTCCATAACTAAAAAGCCCCTGCTACATTCCTGTAACAAGGGCAAGTTTCATTTCATATTCAATTCATCTGCTGTATCAGGCGAGTTAAGTCAGTTTTCATCGACTGTCTAAGAGTCGCATCTGCATCGGACCACATCTCTGTAAGATTACGGATAATGTCAGATGTATACTCTTTCATTGACTCGTCCATTTTTCTCTTGGATTCTGTATCATTGGAATCATGGTAATGTCTGCGATTCTCGCTGTATCTGTCATAGCTTTCCCCGTATCTGGACTGCTTATGGTTCATTCCATCCATCCTCATATCACTACGGTCTGGATGATAGCCCATGCGGTACATATTACGTTCAAACTCTGGATTGTTCAGATATTCTTCCATCCAGTCATCATCTTCCATATACAGATATGGTTTATATCCCATACGGCTTCCTCTGCCTTTTGGGGCAAATCTGCCATTTGCGTAACGATACCTGTCATATCCCATGCGTCCAAGATACTTCTCTTCCTGTTCGCATTCGTCCATGGCTTCTACGATTCTGTAATCTTTATCTGCACAAATCGCGCACTTTACGGATTCCATACAATCTTTCAGATCGTCCCAGTCTTGAGCGCTGAGATTATCGAAGCCATGTGTCTTGGCTTTTTCCATAGCCCATTTTCCCATTTCCATTGCAACTTTATGCATTACAGTGCCCCCTTTCTAACAGCCTGTGTAACAGGTGTATCTGCTGTTGGGGCTGTACCATTAATTGCTGTCAAATTGTTACTCGGACTACAAGCCGGATTCCCTAACATCTTGAATACTCCGCCGGTTGCATTTGTGGCTACTCTGGTTGCGTACTTCGTTCTGGTTCTTACGCCACAAGCCGTAACCTGTGCACAGCAACGATTCTGTAATGGATACAGGGTTGTTCCCGTTCCTATTTGAATCATCACCGGGGCGTTAATCGTAGTGGTTTCTGGTATGCTCTGCGCAATCACAATGCAATATTTTTCACCGTTGTTATAACTACCTGCTGGAAGTGTAATCACAAGATTGCCACCAGTAAACGCAACAGCTTGGCTTATCACAAGACGATTGCAGAGTTTACAAACATTTTTACAACTCATACTTCTACCTCTCAATCAAATAAGAGGTGAGCCACAACCCACCTCTTAGAATTTAGTCAACCTCTAAGGGTGAGTTACTTAGCAGCAACTGTTGTTGTATCCGTTGCATCCGCCGTAGTAGGTATTCGGATTCGGAACAACGTATG